AACTTGCTGGTTGGTACTACTACCACAAGTAGAACAACTGCTGGTCATGAGTTGCACTCTAATGGCTTTGCACGGCATACGGCTAGTAATGACAAAGCTCTCGAAATTGTTCGCACGACTGGCGATGGAGAGATGGTTGAGTTTTTCAAAGACTCTACCCTAGTCGGTAGTATTGGTACCTTTGGCTCTGACTTGTACATTGGAACAAACGACTCAGGTTTGCGTTTTGAATATGCAGGGTTAAACGCTATCGTTCCTTTTGATGTTAATTCATCAGCCGTTAGTGATGCCGCAACTGACCTTGGTAATGGAAACGCACGCTTCAAAGACCTCTACCTGTCAGGCGGTGTTATATCAGGCAGTGCAATATCAAATTATAAAAATACTTTTGCTTTTGATGGCACATCCATTAATGGTATTGCTGTTAATAACACGGCAGGTAGTGGAACTCCCGCTCACATTGCTTTTTTTCAGAATGGGACAGGAGTTGGAAGCATTACTTGCACGGCATCTGCAACCGCCTATAACACTTCATCTGATTATCGCTTAAAAGAAAATGTGGTAGCTCTAACAGGCGCTACAGCAAGGCTTAATCAATTAGCTCCTAAGCGATTTAATTTTATTGGTGATACTGAGATTACTGTTGACGGCTTCTTAGCACACGAAGTTGCAGATGTTGTGCCAGAAGCAATTACAGGTACTAAGGATGCAATGCGTGATGAGGAATATGAAGTTACTCCAGCAGTTTTAGATGACGACGGTAATGTTGTTACTGAGGCTGTTATGGGTACACGTTCAGTACCAGACTACCAAGGCATTGACCAATCCAAACTTGTGCCGTTACTTGTGGCAACAATCCAAGAACTTGAGGCACGTATTGCCGCACTTGAATCTAACTAGGAGATAACTAATGGCTACATGGACTATAGCTAACCTTGAGCGTAACGTGGCAGATGGCGGTGTAACCGTGGCGCACTGGCGTGTTACTGAATCTGAAACTGTTGGTACTGGCGACGACGCTGTGACCTACACTGCTTCTGCATATGGCACTGTAGGCTTTACACCTGACGCCTCTGCTGATGACTTCGTTGCTTACGACAGCTTGACAGAAGAAGTTGTTATGGGCTGGGTACACGCAGAGGTAGACCANNCACTGACAGCAAACATCGAAGCGCAGAAGAACCCTGTGACTGCTGATGGTATGCCTTGGTAAAAACGTTTGTTCTGGTTCTGGTCTTAGAAGGAGGTACTTCGGCATACATAGGCAAACGAGTCGTTTACCACACTGTATGTGAATATAAGGAGGTAGACTCAGACAAACGCTACCGATGGTATGTCCAAGGCATATATAGTTGTCCTAAGTACGTAAGGTATAACGATGATTGATCCAGTAACAGCTATAGCCGCAGCATCTAAAGCCTTTGCGATGACTAAGGCATTTGTTGAAGCTGGACGTTCTGCAGAGGACACACTAGGACAAGTAGCTAAATGGTACGGTGCAGCTAGTGACGTACTGTTTGATGAGTCGAAGAAGAGCAACCCAAATCCTTTTAAGAAGCTGGTGTTTGCTAAGTCTGCCGAAGCTGAAGCACTAGAGGCTTTTGCAAGAAAGAAGAAGATAGAGGCTCAACGAAAAGAACTCCACAGTATCATAGGCATGGCTTATGGTAACCAAGGTTTGAAAGAGTTGAGAGACATTAAGAAGCAAGTAATAAAACAAAGGCAGGACGCTGTTTACCGACAGCAAGAACTAAAGGAACAAATACTAGGCACATTGTTAGCGTTTGTTAGCTTAGGCGTCTTAGCAGTTCTGGTGATATTCATTGCAGGTGGTTTTAAATGACAAAAACAGAAGAACTTATTGCGAGACTTGAGGGACACGAAAAAGAGTGTCTAGTGCGGTACGACATGATCCAACGTCAGCTTGATGCAGCAGGTAAAGACATTGCTGTTAATCGTCAGGCTGTCTTTGCGTTGTACCCTTTTATTCTTGGTGCCATTGTCTTTGCTGAGTACATACGATGATTGAAGCACTCATAGGGCCTGTTACAGGGCTTTTAGACAAGTTTATACAAGACAAGGACCAGAAGGCTAAGCTGGCCCACGAAGTCGCTACAATGGCTCAGAGACACGCTCAGGAGCTTGCTAAGGCACAGCTAGAGGTTAACAAAGTAGAAGCAGCACATAAGTCCTTGTTTGTCTCTGGTTGGAGACCTGCTGTTGGCTGGTGTTGTGTCTTGGGTATGACTGGTAATTTTATGGTTATACCTTTTACTAACTTTGTACTAGCTCTGTTGGCTATTGAAGTCACTATACCACTGATTGACCTAGAGACTATGATGCCTGTACTGATGGGTATGCTTGGTCTTGGCGCTATGCGCTCTTATGAAAAAACCAAGGGTGTATCGAGGGAAAAGTAAATGGCGTATGTAGTTAACAACAGAGTTTTTCGTACACTTTCAGAAGCGCAAGAATATATAACAGAAAGTGATTTTTCAACGTCGCCTTCAATTTATTATTTTAATGACGAAAACATCAACATGGACGGTGGTGGTCCCGGTGTTGATCTTACGTTAGGCCAGTTAACAAGACTATACGGAAACCCTGTAGATCCGGTTGCTACTACTGTTAACGATCCCGTTGAAGTACCTCCTGATGATGACCAAAGACCTACTGAAGACATACTAACAGAAGAAAATGTCTTTGAGATGCTTGCGGCTATTATGGGTGGTACTCAGGGCGTTCCTGAAGGCACTACTTCAGAAGTCTTAGCGCGTCTGCAAGGCAGAGAAATAACTACTCAAGAACAACTAAATGCAGCTATTCAGCAGATAGTAACTGAGTCTTTTGACAGAGCGCAAGAGATTGTTAACACAATGGTTGACAATCCTGAAGAACTTGCGGACATGGAAGATCCCGGCGAATTAACCAAGTTGTTTATAGAACAAGGTGGTATGTCTTTTGCTGGTGCTGCTCCTCCTGTAACTCCTGCTGGATCAAGCGGACCACTTGTTATAACTGGAGGCGGCGGTGTTACTGGAGATTTTGAAAGAATAAAAAACACAGGCGGCAGGGTTTTTGGGGACAATGTTCCTGTAGTAGATGAAGACGGTAATCCTGTATTAGACGCAGACGGAAACCCTGTTACTGAATACCGTGAAGGTCTTTTAGACGTAATGGTTCCGTATATTCCCGGCATATCCTTACCTAGTTGGATGCCTACTGCTGGTGTTATTTTTCTTCCTACAATACAAGATGCAATAAACAAAGTAGGAGACATAATTGAAAGTACAGACATTGGAGAAGCATGGGAAGAAGGCGACATTGGCGAAGTACTGAACGACATTGGTGAAATTATTGTTCGTTCTGGAGAAGCTGCTGCTGGCGTACTTGAAGAAAAAGTTAGTGAAATTATTGGCACTATTACAGGAGCTATTTCAGACCCTACCAAAGCAGGTACTGTTCTTGGTGGCGTTATTGGAACAGCGTTTCCTTCTATACCTCAATGGCTTCCTCCTTTAATTTTAGATCCTCGTGTTTATGGCGCAGTACGGAATGTACTAACACAAAACTTTAATACACCTGAAGACCAGTTTCCTCCGTTAACTGAAGAAGTAGAAACAGAACAAGACCCTACTACACTATTTACCAACAGAGGTAACAACTACTTTGTTAACAGAGAAACAGACGAGTACTTTCAGTTAGCTGAGAGTGAGGACTTCGACTTTGAGTTTAACGGTCAGTACACCAGAGAGCAACTAGAGAACACTGGACTAGAGACAATTAACTCTGGTACATATCAGTCACTGTTAGATGACCTATCGTTTCATGCACTAGAAGAAGACATCTATCAGTACTCTATGGAAGATCTGATAGCACGTTACGAAGAAGAAGGAGGCGTACTTCCTAGTGATTGGAAGTTAATGGATGAAGAGTCACAGTACAACTTTTTCTTAGACGACTACTTCGACATTCCTACTCGTATTGAAGATCCTGACAGAGACCCTGACGAAGAAGAAGTACCACCAGAAGAGACTCCTGCAGAAGAAACGCCGACAGAGGAAACACCAACTGAAGAGACCCCTGATGAAGAGGCTCCTGCAGAGGAAGAAGATCAAGACGTAACTTCTATTGTTGAAGGTTTGTTTGCTGACTTCTTGGAACAACTAGACGAAGAGTTTACAGGTCAACAAGAGCAGATCAATCAGATCATTCAGAACTTTGTTGAGACGCTGCCTGACTTTGATGCAATGCCTACAATGGAGGACATTGCTGAGTACTTTGAAGTCAACGGTGTCACACTGTCAGAACAGAACTTCGAGCGTATACGTCAGGAGTTAGCTGATGCAGGTTACCTGACACAAGAGCAGTTGACAGAAGCGTTGGCTGGTGTTGCTACTACTGAACAAGTACAGGAAGCTATACAGAACGCTGGCTTTGCTACACCAGAACAGGTGATGCAGTACTTGGCAGAAGCAGGATACGCAACGCCAGAAGACATTACTAACGCACTGGCTAACTCAGGGTTCGTTACAGAAGATCGTTTGTTACAGGCTTTAGCAGAAGCTGGGTACGCTACACCTGAGCAAGTACAGCAGATTGTTGACAACGCTATTTCTAACATTGTCATACCTGAAGGCGCTACTGCAGAAGAAGTACGACAGCTAATTCAAGAAGCTATTGACGGTATACCTGAGGGTATATCTTTGTCAGAAGTTAGCGACATAGTTAACGAAGCTATTGCTAACATAGAGTTCCCTGAGGGTCTGTCAGAGGGTGACGTACGTAGCATTGTAGATAGCTTTGGGTTTGCTACCTCAGAAGAAGTACAGGCTAGTTTTGCTGATCTTAACGAACGCTTTGATGACGCTATCAACGGTATTGCTACACAGTTTAGCGATCAAGAAGCAGAGTTCTTAGCTAGTATTACAGGACTTGAGGCTTCCTTGATCCAGTCTCTTGCAGCAGTAGAAGGTGGACTCAGTGCTGAATTAGAGATGCTAGGTGCTGACCTAATATCTTTGCAGGAAGACGTAGCAGGACGCTTTGATGAGTTTGAAGCGCTTACGTCACGACAATTTGAACTTGCAGCAACAGAGCGACAACAACTACAGCAAGCCATTATTGCGGCTAACGGTGACATTACACAGCTAAGTGCTGACATGCAACAGATGTTTGCAGACTTTGGCGGCACTATTTCTGATCTGTTTGCTGGCGTAGGTGTTGACATTGAAGCACTACAAGCAGGACAGATAACGCAGCAAGAAGCACTAGACCAACTGCGTACGTCTATAGGCCAGCAGTTTACTACGGCACAGGAAGAGCGTCAGGAGTTACAACAGGCAATCATAGCTGTCGGTGGTGACGTAACTCAGCTTAGTGACGACATGATGCTCCGGTTCCAACAACAGGACCAGACTATAGAGGAACTGTTTGCTGGTACTAACGTAAACATTGAGGCACTGCGTCAGGGACAGATAACACAACAAGAAGCTTTAGACGCTTACCAGCAGTACACAGCAGAACAATTTGGTCAAGCACAACAGGAACGACTAGAGTTAGCCCAAGAAATAATTGGTGTTGGTGGTCAAGTAGAAGCACTTAGTGCAGACAGTCAACAACGGTTTGCTGAGTTAGGTTTGTCTTTGGCTGACCTTCAAGAAGAGTTTAATGTAAACCTAATTGGTCTACAACAAGGTCAGATTAGTCAGGCTGAAGCGTTTGGTCAATTTAGAGATAGTGTTACTACACGGTTGGGCTTGGCAGAAGAAGAACGTGAAGAAATACTAACACGTCAAGCTGAGTTTGAAAGAGTTTACGGCGAAGAGCAACAGGAGCTACAACAACAGATCATGGGCGGTAACGTACTAACTGCCTTAGCTGCTGGAGGCATGTTTGCACCTGCTCCTGCTCCTACTAGAGCGCCTTACGAAGAGTTCATGAAAGGAATCACGTATCGTCCTAGAGAAGCGCCTCAACTTGCTATCAAAACACCAGCCGTAGACTACAATGAAGAAGCACAAAAATTATTAATGCGTACCCGTAGACGAGGAATGTTGGTATGACGTATCTTAATTTAATGAACAATGTACTACGTCGGTTGCGCGAAGAAGAGACCACGTCAGTCACTAGCACAACCTATGTCAAAATGGTTGGTGACTTTATCAATGACGCTAAAAAGGTAGTAGAAGAAGCGGCTGACTGGTCTGCCTTGCGTGAAACCATTGTTGTAACTACTACTGCTTCCGACAACAGTTACTCATTGACTGGTGGTGGCGACAATGTAAAAGTCATGTGTGTCCTAAACGACACTAGCAACTTGTTCATGGACTACCAGACAAAAGACTGGTTTAACGATCAGCTGTACATTAGCAGTGCAGCAGAAGGCGCACCACGGTACTACACGTACAACGGATTGGACTCTAGTGGCGACACAGAAGTACTTGTAGGCCCAACACCAGACGGTGTTTACAGCCTTCGGTTTGATGTAGTTAAGCGACAGGCAGACTTAAGTTCTAACACAGACTCTCTGCTTGTACCTGCAATGCCTGTAATTCATTATGCAGTAGCTCTGTTAGCTCGTGAACGCGGCGAAACAGGCGGTACGTCTACTGCTGAGTACTTTAGCATTGCTGATAAGTTCTTGTCTGACGCTATTGCTATAGACGCAGCAAAACACCCTGAAGAGATGGTATTTAGGACTATCTGATATGGCTCAAGAATTAAAGAGTATTAATCTTGTAGCACCGGCTTTCAAAGGTATTAACACTGAAGACTCGCCGTTAGCTCAAGATCCGTCTTTTGCTGAGATTGCAGATAACGCTGTAATTGACAAGCGAGGACGTATTGCAGCACGTAAGGGACATAGTGTTCTCACGACAACTAAAACTGTCTTAGGTACTGACTCTATTCGTGCAATCAAAGAGTTTAGAGATGACGGCGGCAACACTAAGATTTTTTCTGTAGGTAACAACAAGATCATTAGCGGTACAACTACGTTGGTTGATGAGACGCCCGCTAGTTACACCATTACTGCGGACAACTGGAAGTTAGTTACGTTTAATGACAAAATCTACTTCTTCCAGCGTGGCTATGAGCCGCTTGTGTACGACAACGCAGGAGGCTCTGTAGTCAAGCTGAGTACAGTTTCTGGTGCTGCTGGTGTTACCAGTGCTATCTATGGTAATGAAGTCCTAGCAGCCTATGGCAGGCTCTGGACGGCTGACTTTACAACCAATAAGTCTACAGTGTACTGGTCTGACCTTTTGATTGGCCATGACTGGTCTGGTGGCACTAGCGGATCTATTGACATATCTAAGGTGTGGCCTGACGGTTACGACGAGATTGTGTCTTTGGCAGCACACAATGGTCTGTTGATTATTTTTGGTAAACACAGTATTGTTGTGTACCAAGGAGCAGAAGCACCAGCAACGATGACATTGGCTGACACTGTAGCTGGCATTGGTTGCGTAGACAGAGACACCGTACAGTACACTGGTACTGACGTATTGTTCTTGTCACACACTGGTTTGAAAAGCTTTAGTAGAGCAATTCAAGAAAAGTCAATGCCTATCAGTAGTTTGTCAGGAAACATTACTAAAGACATCATTAGTGCGCTGCAGACAGAAAACACATTCTTTAGATCTGCCTATAGTCCTGAAGAGGGCTTTTATCTGTTGACATTTGTAGGTCAAGACAACACCTACTGCTTCGACGTACGGGGCACAACAGAAAACGGGTCGTACCGTGTAACACGCTGGCCTTCTACAGGATTTACTGCGTACACACGACTAGAGGACGGTACGTTTTACATAGGTACGTCAGAAGGCATTAGTGAGTACACGGGTTATCAGGACAACGGGCTAGGCTATCGTTTTAAGTACTACAGCCCAAGTTTGACTTTTGGTGATAGCTCTAGAGTCAAGATTTTGAAGAAGTTGAAGCCGACACTAGTAGGCGCTAATAACGCTACAGTATTTCTTAAGTGGGCTTATGATTTTCAGGGAACCTATTCAACTGCAGAATTTACTGTAGGGGACCAGATTACTGGCTTTTTCGGCGAAAGTGAATACACTACCGTAGAATTTACTGGTGGTGCCTTAACTAATCAACGTAGTCTAAACGCTACAGGATATGGAACAAGTGTTGTTGTGGGCTTAGAAGCAGAAATAGATGGCTCACAACTATCACTACAGGAGATAAACGTAATGGCTTTGATAGGAAAGCTGCTTTAACGGGAGTAAAAGATGGACGAAGACATCATTGGTACAGAAGAAGTAATGGACATGGCTGGAGGAGGTAACCCTTTTCTAGACATGCTAGGAGGTCTTGGTTCGTACCTAAGTCAACCAGATGTCCTGCTTCCGGGTGTTGTTGGCGGTTTGCTGACAGGAGAAGCTTATGGACGCCTTAGTGACATAGGACGACAGGCTAGAAGAGGGGCTGAAGAACTAGCAGCCACACAATTGGAGCAGACACAGTTTAGACCCTTTACTGTGACTACTGCTACTGGTGCTGGTATGGGCACTAGAGTTACTCCTGAAGGCGCTATTGAAACTACGATGGGTTTGTCTCCACAAGAGATTGCTTTGCAAAACCAACTCTTAGGGGGCGCTGGTGGTTTCTTTGGTCAAGCAGTACAACCCACAGTAGACCGTGAGCAAGCTATCTTTGAGCGTATGCGTAGAGCGCAACGTCCTGAAGAAGAACGTCAACGTCTTGCTACAGAAGAGCGCATGGCTGCACAAGGACGCCTTGGTTTGAGTTCAGCAGCATACGGTGGCGCTACTCCTGAGTTGTTAGCACAACAGACAGCAATCAATGAAGCACGTAACAGAGCTATGTTAGCGGCTATGCAACAAGCACAAGCAGAACAAATGCAACAAGCAGCACTAGGACAACAGTTCCTTGGTGCAGGTTACTTACCACAGCAGCAACTTATGGCGGCTACTCAGCCTGCACAACAGTTGGCAGCGTTGCAACAACAGGCACAGCTACAGGGTGCTGGTTTGTTTGGTGAAGCGACTATGTCTGGTCTTGAGGCGCAGTTGGTTGCAGAGCAGGCACGAGCTAACCTCTTGGGTCAAACAGGTGCTGGTCTTTTATCAGGCGCTTTGACACCTAGATCAACAGGAACTTCTAGTTTGGTATCAGCACTAGGCAGTATATTTGGAAGGGACTAAATAATGGCTAAGTTTTCACAAGAGTTTTTAAGACAGATGGCTACTCCTGCTTTTGGGCAGGGGATGTTTACTGCTGCAAAACAAGCGGCACAGCTTCCTGCACAACTTAGGCAGCAACAGCAGATTGAACAACAACGTCAACAGTTGGCTCAAATTGACACTAATTCGCCTGAGGGTTTGCTTCGGTTAGCTCAGTTTTACCGACAGCAGGGTGACGTAGCAAACGCTGTGAAGTACGAAGAAGCAGCACGTAAGTTACAAGCACAGATCACAGCAGAAACAGCATTTGGCGCACGTAAGACAAGTCTTGCTGCTGCTGCTACTGCTTTGGGATTACCTGAGCTTGCTTTGCGTATTGAAGGCGTAGCTGATAAAGAAGAGCTTAAGGAGATTGCTAAAGAGATTCGTAAGGCAGAGCTTGATAAAATACCTACTCAAAGTCCTCTAGTACGTAAGCGTATGGCAAATGCGGCTGGTATTTCTCCAGACTTGTTTGAAGAACTTGGGTTAGCAACGGTTCGTGACAGCGTTTTCAATGAGTACATCTCAGGCGAAAAAGGCGACCTCAAGCCTTTCCAAAGAGATAACAAAGTTGAGTTCTTCCGCGTCAACGAGCGTGGTCGTGTGTGGAGCGACGAAGCACAAAAGTGGGTCGAAGCAAGCGAACTTGGGTTGGAACAGGCACCGCCTCAGATACAACGTGTAGAGAACATCGCCACAGGTATGGCAGACGAGTTGGCTAAAGTAGGTGCTAAGAACTTTGCTGAAGCACATGAGAATGCTAGACTTGCCGCAGACGCCCTTGGGTCAATCAACCGTACACTCCCGACGATTGACAACATGTTCACAGGCGCTGGTGCAGAGCTTAAGCTAAACATTTCTAGATTTGCTCGTGCCTTTGGTCTTGACGTAGTTGATCCTTCTACTATCGCTGACACAGAAGCTTACATTGCAGAGTCAGGTAGACGTGTGGCACAGTACATTACCAACTTAGGTGCTGGTACGGGCTTGTCGGATGCTGACCGTAAGTACGCAGAGAAAGTAGTAGCAGGTAACATTACTGTTGACAGAGTAGCTCTAAAGCGTCTTTTGGGTGTAATTAAAGACAACGCACAGCGTACCATTAAAAACTACAGGGACACGCGAGCTACCCTAGAAGAAAAACTAGGAGAAAACGCACCTGCTTTAGCATTCTATGGCGACATCTTTGTAGATGCTGGTCCTACTGCTTCTGGTCTATCTCCACAAGCACAGAGCTACTTAACTCCATAAGAGGTATTTATGCAATACACTCAACAACAGTACAAGGCGGCTATTGACGCTGCGTTGGCTGCAGGTGACCGCCAGTCTGCTGAAGAACTAGCGGAACAGGCTGCAGAGCTTTATGGTCCTTTACAACAGCCGCAACAACCACAGCAGCCCTTTGGTCCCGGCATAGGTCTTCAACAGGCGTCTCAGACGTTGCAAGAAGAAGCGCAACAATTTGCACCAGAAGTACAACGACGGTTTGCTAGAGTTGCTGGTGAAGACCCTAGTGTTGCAGAGCAGGTCTATAGAGCGCCAGAAGCCGCAGCCATTGGCGTATCACAAGCTGCTAGAGCAGGTGGTGCAGCCTTAAGCAGCTACATTGGTGGTATGTTGCCCCAGTCAGTCAAAGAAGGCGCACAGGACTTGTTTGCTCAAGTTCAAAACACCGAAGCATTTAAGATAGCCGCTAGTGCCGCATCTAAAGGCTACGAGTTTTACCAAGACTGGGCAGCTAAAAACCCAGCTATAGCAGAACGATTTGAAACGTCTATTGACTTAGGTGCGCTCTTTAGCCCGCGTCCTGACATGCCTGACGTAGGTTTGCCTGAAGGCGTGGTCAGAGGCGCACAGAAAGAAGCCCGTGAAGCAATCAGGGCTGACAGAATCACAGGCACAACTAAGCTGATTGAACCAGAGGTGTTGCCCGGAGACGCTGTAGCAGAAGAAGTAGGCCCACTTCGTAGACGTGAGTGGCAACCTAACGCTAGAGACCAAAACGTCATTGAAACACTGGCTGACATCAAAGAAGTCAATCCTAAGCGTTCCTACACCTACAACTATCGTGTTGTACAAAAGGACATCGCCAGTTCTGCACAAGCTGTGGACAACATGATTGTAGCTCAGAACAAGGCCATTGACACTGACGTGTTAACAGAAGACCTACTAGGAGCGATCAACGAGTTCAAACAAGATCCTGTGTTTCGTTTGGCTACAGGGGACGCACAGAAGATTGCTGCGGAACTTGGACAGATTGCTTTAGAGCTTGTGCAAAAACACGGTACGGACCTAAATGGTGTACTTAAGGCACGACGTGAGTTTGACGCAGCCTTGCGTAGAGCTTCTTCTACTGTTCTTGACGCAGAGTCTGCCTCTGGTAGAGCTTTGGCAGCTAAGGCCATACGTAACGTCCTAAACAACACCCTCAAGACAAACACTAGAGGCGAAAAGCTGCACAATCTGTTGGACCGACAGCACAACGCATTTTTAGCTTTGGACGCTATGTCAAACAAACGTGCAAAAGAACTAGGCAACATGTTGGCCCGTAGTTTTGACAGAGTCAAGGACGTAGCAGATCTACCTTCGACACCACTTGCGTTGACTGCTACTACTTCTGCTGGTGTAGCTGCTTTAGGTGGTGCTGCGGCTGCTGCCGGTACTGCTGCGGCTGGCTTAGGTGTCTATGGTGCGTATCTTGCATTAAAACCCAAGCGACGACTCAAGGCATACGCAGAGCTTCTGTCAGGTATTGACAAAGCCATAAAAGGAACTAAGGACGCTTACCTGTTGAAGCAGTTTGAGATGGATAGAGCTTTGCTCGTAGACCTCATTGACCAGACACGAGAGGAAACGAAAGAAGATGAGTGATTTTCAAAAGTTTCGTAGGGAGATGAAAGCCGCCGCTAGAGTAAAAGAAAGGGAGGCTGGAAGACTCATTGGCAGGGCTGCGGCTAGTCCTGTGACAGCCGTTGCTGGAAATATTGCAGAGGACTTTCGTGGAGGACTTGAGCAGTACCAAGCTTCTCAAGAAGAACTTTTTAAACCTAGAGATACTTTGTTTTCAGGAAAAACCGCAGAGGACATAGGTTACGGAACTCTTAATGAGCTTACCGGTATAACCCGTATGTTGACTTCTCCTATTACAGGCGCTGCTCGTTCAGTATTACCGACGGAAACCATCGGACAGGCGGTTTCTGCCATAACTCCAGAAAGCGTAAAGAGGCTTGCTGCTCAATACCCAAGGCAAGCGCAAGCAGTAGGCAACGTAGCAGAACTAGCGGGGCTTAGGGGTTCTGGTACGCTCTTTGGAAACGCTATAAATACTTTGGCAGAGAACCTGCCTACACGCATTGATAATTTCTACCGCTCTCCAGACGTAGCTAGTAAGCTACAAGCAGTTGCTAGTCCTGCTGTAGGCGCAATCCCAAACACCATGTACGAAATGTTTTTGCCTGAGGCCATAGCTAAGAAACGAGTCATAGGCACAGGTAGAGGCAGAAGGCAGGAATACGTTACTGACCCTAAAGCAGCAATCAGAGAAGGCAGCATGAGAGAAAGCGCCTTCATTGACGCACAGAAGAAGAGGCGCATGACCCCTGATCGTGAGACTGTTGTTGGTAGCTCAGTTGAAATGCAGCGATACGTGGACGACGCTTTTGACATGGCAGACAGACCACGGGCTAGACAAGCGGTCAAAGGCACAACAGACGTTCCTGAGGTGATCCTAGACAGAGCCATGAACCACTTGTACAAAGTACACGACACACCCACAACTCCCGGCGGTACGCAACTTGTTGTTCGTCGTCAGGAGTCAGGGGAGAAGCTACAGGCAGAAGCCTTAGGTGGTGGAACTGCTACTCCTTCTCTCGTACTGCTTTCGAGTAAACCCACGATAGACCTTGCTAGAAAAGCGTTTCCAGACATGAACGACAAGGACTTCTACGGAATGATTCGTACTGTAGGCAACGCTTCGGACGCCCTAAAGGTTCGAGAAGCAGTGTTTAAAGAAGTTCTGCCTAAGAACGTCCTAAACACCACGTCAGGGGCTGTAGAAAAAGCTAGGTTTATGCAGGACTACTTCAAGGCCAAGCTTGCGAAGAACCCTAACGAGCGACAGCAGAAGATCTTAGACTACTTTGACGGACAGAAGAAGTTAGAAGTGAACGAAGTAGCAGACGGCATCTATTCCTACTCCGCGTCTCACAGGTCTACTGCTCAGGACTTGGGTGGCGTCAATGACTTCATCGCTATCGACACAAACACAGACACAGTGTACACAATGATTTCTGACGGCCATGACCTCTTTGGTATGGACCCTGTGGGTGGTACGTCGTTGATTAATGTAGTGCCTATGGAGTCCTTCAAGATCGGAACCAAGGGTAAAGCCTCTGCTCCACGTACGCCTAAGACCGAACCTAGTGTTGCTAAGATAGAAGAGATCACAGGTATTTCAAAGAGACCAAAAGAAAGCAATCAGCAGTACCAGCAAAGGGTCATGGTGGAGTACAAAGGTGATCCAAACCGTGCTGACTACAAAGAGGCATTAGGAAACATAGGACGTACTGGTATGTTTACCGGCGTCTTAGTGTCTAAAGAGGAAGAAGAAGAAAGGGGGCGCTAAGGCCCCCGTAAGTTACAACTCGCAGTTGTTGCCGGTGCAGGCTAACTGCTGAGACCCTTCCGTCATGTCAGAGTTTTCTGAGATTGTCCAGTCGATGGACTCAGGAAACTCCTTCTTCAGCTTCTCATAGGTCTCTAAGTCTATGGGTTCGTAAGGGGCCTGTTGGTACGTATGTTCGGAATAAGGCAGAAACGAGATTCCGCTTATCTTGTCGAACTTGTTGTACAACCATTGGCCTACCTCAAGAAACTCATTATCACGGTAGTAACACGTCATGGACGGCTTGTGTTCACACCAGTAATCCTGATAGATCTCCCATAGCTCAAGTTGTTCCATTGCACCCATCTCAGAGGCCACCACAGCCCCGTCAGGAGACTTTATGGGGAAAGAGAATACCTTGGTAGTGGGTGACATTACGTCGTCCTCTACAGGCACTCCTGCGGCCTCTAAGACTTGACAGAGGGGGTCTCTTGAGTCCGCTCTGACTCTTCTAATGTACTGATCTGCGTATCTAGGATGGATACCAGAAGCAGAATCAACAAGCTGAGACACAGTACCGGAAGGCTTAACAGCAGTAATGGCGGCAGACACATTAATATTAAGACGTTTCGCCCATTCTGCATTAGTTTTAATCGCTTCTTCCTTGAGTTCAGTAAGCCAAGTCTTGAGAACACCTTTGTCTCTCCTTCCCGACAACGTCGGATGATCCATGATTCCTGTGAGGCTCACGCCCAACAAAGCCTCTTCCTCTGTGTTGTTCTTCCATACCTTACGTAAGTAGCGGAAGTCCGTTAGGGTAGCCTGAAGAGTCCCAAGGATAGCTGCAGTACGTACTTTTCGTTTGAGGTCTGACAACGTATCGGATGCCCTGACAACAACTTCTGATAGATTGCAGAATTGGTAAGGCCTGAGGATGATCTCGCTACATGGATTAGTTCCAAAATCATAGGTAGCATCTCGTCGCTCGTTCTTTGCAGCTTGCTTTTGACTTGCGACTCTAGAGAACATACCTCGCTCTCCGGAGCGGGACTCGTATAGACTTTTCCACTCATTTAAAAACGCCTCAAAATCTGGCTTCTCTGTGTAACATGCGCTGTTGTTGGCTAGACCACGTTGAGGATTGTCGATCCACCACTGGCCTGATTTGCATCGTCGGAGTCTATCGTCAGTGAGGTTAGACAAACTGATGAGAGCACTTCTACGCACTCCCCCGACGACGACGATCTGTGCAATCTTACAGCAGAGATCGTGACATTCGATTGAGGAGAGCTTACGTCCATGAGCTTCCCGAAAGATGTCAACGGTGAAGTTAAAGAGATCGACAAGAGGTTCCGGACCAGATGCTCTACCGCCGAAGGTCTTAAGGGTTGCGCCTGCAGGTCGTACTCCAGATACGTCCCACTTTGGAAGCTGACCCGAATAGAGCAAGCTAATAAGTTCTCTGTATGCTTTAGCCCAGCCAATTTTAGAGTCGGCGACGTGTATAACGGTATCGGTGTCATGAAATTCCTCCGCTACTTCTGGTAGCTTGCTGATGTATTGACGTTCGACACTGAAGCCTACGCCTGTACCGCACATCAGGACGTACATCATTTCGTCAAACGCTTTGGGGTGGTCGATAGGCAAGTAGGAGCAGTTAAACCCAGCGACATTGTCACGGTCCAATGCTTCTCCTGCAGTCATAAGCGCCCTCATAGAAGGCATGACATCTAAGTTGTGGATGTCAGAAAAGATACCGTTGGCCTCCTCAAGAGTGAGCCTACCTTTCTCAATCCAGAAGTTTAAGTATCTGTCTATTGTCTCTTCCCAAGTCTCCCGACGCTGTTCCTCTGGCAGGTAACGAGCGTACCGTGACTTGTGGATGTACTGTTGATATGCGTCCATTAATTTTCCTCTTCAAAATATCTCTTGCAAAACACTCTTGTTACTTCTTCGTCTGCACAAATCAAAGCACCGTACATAGGTATACACTTTTCTTTTACGAACGTGTACGAACCGTAGTCAGCACAGACCCTTGTGTCAGGCTCAGTCACACATCCAGACAGAAGAAGCAGCAGAAGTAGTCGTTTCACTTGTTTATCTCCTTTATAAGCCTGTCGATGTACCAGCGGCACTTGCGTAGGTCCTCCACGGGCTTGCCTTTGTAGTCGTAGCGCCAGAGGTACTTCAGTGCGTTACCCTTGAGATAACCGTTGAACTCTTGTTCAGGCATGGACGCTTTAATTGCTTCGATGGCTTCGATTGATCCTTTGTTGTAGTGGTCAGGTTGGTCCACAGGGTCTACCTTCTTCGGCTTCCTAATGGACAGGTTGTTCAATGCTCTAACTGTGTCCCACTCTTCGGGAGTCGCGTCATCAATACTCATTCTCTTCTTCCTCTAGCTCTTGTTCAAACACATCCAGTCTGTTGATTAGCTTGTCCTCAAACCTTTCCAGTATCTGCTCTGAGGTTATCTGTAGGGCCTCCAGTAGGTCGTCTGGGTCAAAGGTTTTCAAGAGGCGTTCCTTAACTTCCTCTAGTGTTAGTGACATGGTCAATCAACTCCTGTAGTGTCTCTATAGTATACCATAAAATGTTCTCTTTGTCACACCATTCTGACATAGTCATTTTAGCCCCCTTGCGTATCCTTTTGTTTGGCTGCATCAGTACGAAGACAAGTTCTTGTCCTGCTGGCAGACTATCTCTGATGCTGGTGTACTTCTTGGTGTCTCCGTCTCTAAAGTACCCCTTACACTCCACGAGAACACCAGAGGCGCTGTGAACAAAATCAGGACGATAACTGCGCTGAATAGTGTAGGGGACGGTGAA